GGTCCCCTTGCGGGGACCCGGGCATAGTGCAGCTATACCCCCTTGATCGGGGATGATCCAACCACACTCCTACTGACACGAGGTCGACCTCTATGAATAGAGTTCGTAAGCGTTACCTTCCAGACTGGCGTTCGCAGTCCTCCTTTCGTTATAGAGAGTACAACGATCCGACCCGTAATGATGGGACGAATCCTGTGCTTTCTTTGGAGGCTCCTACGAACAACAGCGAGGCTTGGTATACGTATCCTCGTGGCCTACAGATTACTGTAGACGAGAATCATAACATATCCCGTTTTAAGAACAGACGATTGTCTGTTGATATAGACGGGGATGTTGGTGGCGATTTCCGGTCTACCAAGAAATATGTCATGTTTGACGGTTTTCCTGTCAGACACCATATTGATTGGTCCGGAAAGAATTCTGGGGCATGGAGACGTCTTCTATATGACGGACCCGTGTTCCCAGTTGGAATCGACGCTAGCCAAACCTCAGTTACGTTCTCAGATAATGATCTGACAACGGCTGGGGCGACCGCTATCGCTCGGTGTAAGCCCACCAACAATGTTGCCGACCTAGGAACTGCGTTCACTGAGATCTTCCGTGATGGATTGCCGAAATTATTCGGTGCCCATACATGGGAGAATCGTACTAACGTTGCCCGCTCTGCGGGCGACGAGTACCTCAATGCTCAGTTCGGTTGGTTGCCACTTGTTAATGATATCCGTAACGCAAGTTACGGTCTCGCTAACGCTCACCGGCTCTATTCCTCTTACGAGAGGAATTCCGGTAAGGTGGTTCGGCGACGTTATGAATTCCCAGTAGAGAGGACTGAGGTGACCCAGGCTATGACACCGGTAGATTGCTCTGATTTTATGCAGAGCTCCTACCCTGCCCGCCTGGATCTCACTAAACCCACACCGTTGCTTTTCAAGACAACCAGGACCTATAAACGGACCTGGTTTTCAGGTGCCTTCACATATCACCTACCCTCCAACTATTTTAGTCGGAGTTGGTTAGGTGAGAAGGCTAGTGAACTCGGGTACCTATTTGGTCTCGAGCTCACGCCTGATGTAGTCTGGAATGCAGCACCGTGGACGTGGGCCATTGACTGGTTTTCCAATATGGGAGATGTTGCTTCAAATCTCTCAGATTGGTCCACCGATGGCTTGGTGATGAAGTATGGATATATCATGGAGCATCGCTTCATGAGTGTCACATACTACAATACAACACCTTCACGGTATAGACCGTATGGTGCTGTTTGGTCTTCTCCACTAACCGCTTATTATGAAACTAAGCGGCGGCAGAAGGCCTCACCATTTGGATTTGGACTAACCTGGAATGGGCTTAGTCCACGCCAGTTGGCCATAGCTGCGGCCCTCGGTATTACGAGGGTCTTTTAAGCAGTTGTATGGTTTCACTGTGCCTAGTCAATGGGGCTTGGCACATCAGTGCCAACCCTAGGAGTGATGCTCATGTCTTTCGCTGACCCTCAAACCATTACCATCTCTGGAACTACGACTCCGTTGCCCAAGATTTCCGTCGCGGGCGACGAGACGGTGTACCAGAGTGCTGATGGTTTGATCCAGATGCTGGCTTCCCACGACAGTGGGAAGAGAATCCGGCATCTGTTGCGGGTTAACCACTCGAAGCTCACTGCAGATCCGTTTATCCCGGCGGAGAACGTCAAGGTTTCGATGTCTTGTTACATCGTCTTTGACGTTCCTCCCGTCGGTTACACGGCTGCTGAGCAACTCGCAGTTTATACTGGCTTCAAAACCCAGTATACTGCGACTTCGGACGCTCTCATCAGCAAACTGCTGGCTGGTGAGTCGTAAGGGAGCGGTTGTTCGCGTGAAAGTGCGAGTCCCTGGGGTTCGCCCTGGGGATCCTCGCAATGAGCGCAGACAGCCGAGTTATGACTCGATAGATAACGAAGGAAACTTGGTATTTGTTGTCGAGCTTGGCTATAAAGCCACGCTCTTCATCATTATCCTAGCTTCCCAGTTTTTCTATACCTTCTTCGATCCCATCATGGAAGCCTTAGGGTATCTTCATCCCTAATGTCTCCTTTTGTTTTCGAAGTCGGTGAGTCATAACCTGACCGAATCAGTCCCTGTGGCCCTATCTGGGTAGTATAGAGTCGCAAGACTCTATGTCTAAGTCTTTTCGACTTAGATCAGATAGGAGTGAACGACATGGGCTAAGGATAGATTACCTCTATGAGGAGGGTCTATGAAAAGCCTAATGTCACTCTGGAACCGAATGGCTGATGACTTGGCCATTCTTTGCTGCACTAGCGCCACTTCTGACAAGATAACGGTCAGAAGGCGGTCTGAACATGAGGGGTTATCGTTTCTTACGATAACCCTACCTGACCTTGGGAAGTCTACCCAAAAGTGGATAGACCAAGGCCAGGTCGGCATCAACTCTTCCTTTTCTAATGGAAGAGGAAGTCTCCCCCTATTTTTAGGAGGTTTCTTCAACCGTGTGTTCGACCGAGAAAGCGGGGTGTTGCTCGATGATCCGTGCATTGACTCCATCTATGCCATTCGCCAACTTACGTTGGCTTTTGGTAAAATGGAGTTACCTTGTACACCCAGACGGGTGCACAAGGCTATGCGTTCGTACATCGAGTGTGAGTCGGATGTCCGTCAATCAGATGCTGAGTTGAAGGATGTTGATTTCCTTGAATTTCAGCGTATTTCTGATTTGCTTTTCTCAGAAGTATTTACCCAAATGGACAGAGATGTCTATTATGGATACTTACTTCCAAGGCATGGCCCCGGCAACACTGCCGAAAGACTTTCCAGCAATGGAAAATTTCGGCAACGTGTCTGGACCAGACGACTCGATCGAGTTTTTCCAATCGATCGATTCCTCATCCCTAATCATCATTATATCGATGAACTGAATGAGGTTGACATCCGCGAACCCGGTTCGGAACTACCCGTGAGGGTTATTTCCGTCCCTAAGACGATGAAGACACCTCGGATTATCGCAATTGAACCTACTTGTATGCAATATACACAGCAGGCTCTCTTGCGATCTTTCCTCGTAGCTCATAGTAGGGATGAACTCCTACGTGGGCTTATCGGCTTTGATGACCAGGAGCCTAACCAGCTCCTTGCTCGTCAAGGTTCTGCCGATGGCAGGGTCGCTACACTCGATTTGAGTGAAGCGTCCGATCGTGTCTCTAATCAGCTCGTCCGTCTCATGGTTAGTCGATGGCCTCATTTATCTGAGGCACTAGACGCCACTCGATCACGACGGGCCGACGTACCTGGTTTCGGTGTTATTCGCCTATCCAAGTACGCGTCTATGGGTTCAGCGCTCTGTTTTCCCATAGAAGCTATGGTCTTTACGACCTTAATCTTCTTGGGAATCCAGAATTCGCTCAACACCACGCTGTCCAAGAAGGATATTAATTCCTATCTTGGTCTGGTGCGTGTTTACGGGGATGACTTGATTGTCCCCGTAGAACATGTGCTTACTATCGTACAGACTCTCGAGCATTTTGGTGCTCGAGTTGGTCTGGACAAGTCTTTCTGGACTGGTAAGTTCAGAGAGTCTTGTGGGAAGGAATACTTTAATGGACATGACGTTTCAATCGTCAAAGTCCGGCAAGCGTTACCTTCCACGATAGCAGACGTTACTGGTGTGATATCAACCGTTGCACTGCGCAACCAATTGTGGATGCCCAGTGTAGTCGATTGGCTGGATAACCTACTTAGGAAAATACTTAAGTATTATCCGATGGTAGGGCCAGCTTCACCAGTGCTAGGCCGGGTCACTCTGGTTCCCGTTGGGGAGTTGGAGCACCCAGACCTGCATAGTCCCATTGTTCAGGGCTATGTTATACAGGCCAAAGCTCCAGTTGATAAACTGGAGGATTCAGGTGCCTTGCTCAAGTGTTTGCTCAAGCTGGAATCCAATTTGAAAGGGAATGTCAGTAGATATACTGACGTTATACCCTCGTATTGGCCCGGCACGATGTCGAAGAGACAGTATTCCGACTTTGTCGGCTACTATCCTCCGGCATCTTCCTCATGGGCACCACCCGTGAGCCAAGATGACAAGCACTTGGAACGTTCTGGACGCCCCAAGCGCGTCGGCATTAAGCTTGGATGGTGGCCCGCTCAGTAAGAGCGGGCGAGGTTGAATCATATTCAGCCTTGTGGGAGAAGCCATTGTTAACTAGCTAATCACTAGTTACGTGGGCCCAGGATAAGTATCCAGGGCCCATGGCCTCTGGCGGAGGAGTAATCCTCTGTCGGGAGATGCACATTAATG